GAGATTGCGAACCAGTTGACTTAATTGTTTTCCAGTTCCAGTGTCGACTGACGACAGTGCTGCCGATTCGTCAAACATGTCTTCAAATATATCGTCCATAAGTTTCTCCTCTTCAGGGTTGATATAACGGAAGCAGTATGCTATCCGTATTGAAGACAATAATGGAGATATGTGGTGGTTGTCAACTACAATTACAAATTAAAACCATTTGATCACCAGATTACGGCACTCGAACGTGGGTGGGACAGGCCAGAGTTTGGTTACTTTATGGAAATGGGTACGGGTAAATCAAAAGTTCTACTCGATAACATCGGTATGCTGTACCTATTAGGAGAAATAAACTTTGCTTTGGTCATCGCACCAAAGGGAGTGTACCGAAACTGGGTAGCAAAAGAAATACCAGAGCATATGTCCGATGACATACCTCATCGAGTAATCCGGTGGGTATCCTCGCCAAACAAAACCCAACAGGCAGAGATGAGATCTGTTGGTGAGAAGTTCGAGGGCCTCACAATCTTTGTCATGAATGTTGAAGCATTCTCATCGGTCAAAGGTAAGACGGGAGGGGAATGGATGGCTCGTGCGTTTGGTCGAAATGGACTGATTGCCGTCGACGAATCCACCACCATCAAAAATCCAAAGGCCAAACGCACTAAATCATTAATGAGAATTGCAGCAGCATTCAAGTATAAACGGCTACTAACAGGATCTCCCATTACAAAAAGTCCTATGGATATTTATTCGCAGTGTGAGTTCCTTCGCCCAGGTCTTCTCGGTTACGATTCCTTTTATTCATTTCAATACAGATACGCAGTCGTGCAACGCAAAACCATGGGTTCCCATGCCTTCCAACAGATTGTGGGATACAAGAACCTCGATGAACTAACCGAGAGGATCGATGCATTCTCCTATCGCGTACTGAAACAAGACTGTCTGGACCTACCAGAAAAGATTTACACAGTGCGTTATGTCGAGATGACCAAGCAACAACGGGAGATGTACAACTCAATCAAACAGTATGCCCTCGTTATGTTGGATAGTGGCGAACTGTCCACGGCCCCTGCTGTTATTACCCAGATGCTGCGCTTGCAACAAATCATGTCCGGTCATCTCAAAACCGATGACGGCGAAACAATATACTTTGAATCAAAACGTATGGATGCATTGAAAGAACTGATCGAAGAGCACGACGGCAAGGCTATCATCTGGTCACGCTTTCGATACGACATCCAACAGATTACTAAAATGCTAAACGAAACCTTTGGGCAAGGATGTGCCGCTTCCTTCTACGGAGATACCCCAGACGATGAACGGCAAAGGGTTGTCGAGGATTTTCAAGACAAGAACTCAAAACTAAAGTTCTTCGTAGGCAACCCCGCCACAGCGGGATATGGATTGACCTTGACCGAAGCAGACCTAGTGGTTTATTATGCTAATGATTTTAATCTCGAAACTCGAGCACAATCAGAGGATCGAGCACACCGAATTGGACAAAAGAATAACGTGACCTACGTTGATCTTATTACAGACGGAACCATCGATGAAAAGATTGTCACCTCACTGCAATCCAAGATCGATATCAGTGCAAAAGTATTAGGTGAAGAGGCTAGAGAATGGCTGACGTTGACCCCAAAGAAATAACCAAGCTGCTCGAAGAACGATGCACAGGTTATGCATCCGAAGAAACAACAGCAAAAGAAATTGCAGAGTTAACTGGCCTCGACCTCGATGTTGCCAAAGCTTTTTCTCGAGGGTGGTCTCGAATGACAGCAGCGCAAGTGCGCGGTTATAAAAAGAAAAAGTGACCCCAACGTCGCAGTGTTACATTTTTTCCTAGCCAGTCGGGGTCCAGTAATCCGAGGTAAGCCACAGGCAGTGCGCTTACTCGAGCAGTGTGATTTATTGTATCATGCAGCCTTTTGTTCGGCAACAGCTTTCTGAATTATTACAGAAAGTTGCCGAGCCATGGACCTTTGTTCTTTGTCCGCAAGTTTCTTTAGCAGTTTGATGTCGTCTTTAAACAGGGCTACAGTCTGAAACTTCTCTGACCATTTCCTATCTTGTTTTCTGGCTTCCATTTTATTCTCCGTTTGTTTGCAGCTTATATGTTGGTTGTGTTCTGGTTGCAACTAAAAGTTAGGTTCGTACAATTCGCCCTGCTCGTACTTGTTTTTATAGTAGTTGAGTTCCTTTACTAGGCCCTCGATCCTCGGATCTTCTGGATCTTCCCATTGTATGTCATCCAGTTCCGTTTCTTTTCTCTTGATCAGTGAACTGATCATCTCGATCTTTGCTTTCATTTTCTTGCTCCCATGGTGCTTCCTTCAAAGACACCTCTTGTTTTCCATAGGCAAGCTTACGTTTGTGCCCGTTTATTTCTTTTTGCAATTCTGTCCAACGGCCCATTACCGACCCCCATTGTGAATTGATACACCAACTTTCTTGAGTTGCCTGACGTAATCATCAAGCTCCTCCCTTGCGGCCCACAGCTCTCGCTTTATTCCAGGCCGTGCGTCTGTCTTGTGTTCCTCCTCCCGCAAATTATCCACCTGTCTTTTTAGCCAGTGCAACTGCGCTGCTTGAAACATACTTAACTGCTCGTTTCCCATATCACTCCTCCTTGTCGGGTCTTAACTTCGGTCTGATTAACTTCGATACTCGGTCCGTCGTCTGGCACGTCATCATGATGTCGTTGCCATAGATGTCGTACAGATAATCATACATCATATCTGCACTCCTGTTGTTCATGGCTCTCGAACAATGCCTTTCGCTCTCGAACCATACGGCTGTTTCAATCTCGTGACCGTGTAAGGTATACGCGATCACGAGTGCCGTGAAGTATTCGATCATCCTTTGACAACTTCCCAGATGCTCTCGTCTCCTGCATCTTTGCCAGTGTCCTTGATCTTTCCTGCCTTCTTCAGTTGAGACAGTGTCGTGCGTACAATCGTCAGCTTCACGCCCGATCTGTCCGCAATTTGTTTCGCTGTTCCAACGCCTCGGTTCAGTTCCGCCAAGATCTGCTCCTTGCGCGTAAGCTTTGCGCCCGACCGTTGTTTTTTCTTGATCCTTGCCCATAGTTCTTTAAACATTTAAGTCTCCTCTTCCCATGAAAGTTCAATTGTAATCCTATGATAGCGGCAATACCCTATCGCCGCATAGGTTTTTTTCGCGTCCTCGTGATCATGTATCAACGCACGAGCCTTGCCATGGTCGTCCAGAACGAGCGTCAGAAAGTAGCCGTCCTCTCCATCCCACCATGACACGATGCGCCCTCCGTCACTTGAAGTCGTGAACATCTCACCGAGAACCTCGGTTAATCCCGATACAGCCCAGACAAAATCTCCTATGTCCTTTGGCATAAAGTTCTCTTCAAGCTTGGACAAATCCCACTTAACCATCTTTCTTCTCCCTATACTTACAATTATCAAGGCTTGTGGGTTGTATTTCTTTTTTGCTTACCACGTGTGCATGGACACCTATGTATCCACACCCACATTTACACCCACAAACTAGTTTTCGCTTACCACCTTTGCGTTGAGGTTTAGCCTTCATAAAACCTATTATGTTTAAGTTTTTACATATGCTATTTGCTCTAGCAGTGTTTAACTTTCTTAGTTGATAGCTATTTAATTCATCGACACTCAAGACCAAAGGTTGTGTTGTCCAAGAGTTTACAGGAGCAATTTTAGGTCTTAATTTTTCAAGTATCTGATCTGTTGATCTGCAATAAGGACAAATTCTATTTGGGTCTGTAGGTGAAATATCTGATCGACTAAATATATATTTAAAGGTCACTGAAGCGTGGGCAGAGCATTTTTTACAACGTATTATATAGGCTCTTCTCGATCCGCCACCTTTTTTCTTATATTCTCTTTTTTTTGGCGACTCGCCAAGAAGAACAAATGAACTTGATTTTATTAGCCCTAATTTATTTAACTGCATTTGCCCAGTTACGTTTCCCCTGCCCTCATTTTGTAACGCTGCTTCAGCTAAAACTGGCAATTCAAAATGCATCAGTGCTGACTCTTCATCCCTGTACCATGTGGTTCCGCCTTCCTCTATCTTTAGTTCTTGCCTACGTTTTGCATTGAAGTGTATTGCCTCCCCGTAAACAACTCTTGCGGCTACTCGGTCTATTGGTTTGGATTTTGGATCAATTTCATTTGCATTTTTTATTTTATCCATCAGCCCCAATCCTTTCTGTCTTCCTCGTTGCGCCACCCCTCAAAGTACGCTTCAACCTCGCCCTCGGTCATATCAACCTCGGCTACAACGTTCCTGCCTATGTTGTCCAACCACATGTGTGGCTCTGGCTGTCGCCCATAATATCGATCAGCCGCACCGCGATCAGAGGCTCTCTGTTCACGATCCATGATCCATGCTTTCACTCTTCCCATCACGCCACCTCCTTCTTTTTTCTGGGGTGATATTTTTTCTCGTAGTCGAACCACTTGCGACGAAACGAATTGGTAAAGTCATCCATGTAGTCCCGAAATAAATCGGGACACTCATGACCATTCGTGTGCTCAACCCACATGCGAATGTGTTGTAAGACAAGGTTCTCTAACTCGTCTTGATTTAATGGTAATCTAGTTTGCATCTTCTTCTCCCTTCTTCCAATAATGTATTTGCGGTTTGTTTTCTGTAGCCTCACTGACCTCAACATAAATAGTAAAACCATTTAGTTCGATGTAAGCAGACACAGGACTTCGAACGTCAACTATCATCTCTCACCTCCATGTAACTTTCAATTAATCCTTGCGCGACTTGCGCTGTGATGGCGTTGCCGTAGGCGCGGAGTCGTCCCACCCTTGCGGTAGCCCCATCAACCAACGGGAATGTGCAGGGTTCAACTGGCCTCCACTTTCCATCTCGGCATCTGAGCCAGTCAGCATCTGACCAGTGACCGTTAGTCTCATGGGCTTGGGTTCTGGCGTCACCTCCCCCTTTGCTTCCATCACCGCTTCGATCATGTCGGGTGACACTTGCTCCCTCAGATTGCACGGAAACGATCTGTTCTTTCGCGTCGTCTGATGCATCCTGATCATCGCCTCTCGGCTCCGTAACGGTAGACTGTCCATCGTGTTGGGCGTTGCCCATCCCGATAGTTGAGCCGCTACATCCAACGTGTCCGTGCTGATCTTGCCGTTCCGTATCCGACCGCCCTGATACCCACCCTTGTGGTCGCGTGTCGTCGGTGTCGGCCACGAACCAGAGACGTTGCCTGATGTGCGGAGCACCGAAGCCCGCAGAGCAGAGATCAAATGACCCGATGGCGTAGTCCTCTCCTTCCATGTCAGCTTGTACAAGGTCGATCCAACCGAGGCCGTCTTTGCTTGCAACCTGTTCGCCAAAGACCGTTGAAGGTCGGCACTGTTCGATGAGGTGGAACCAGTGAGGCCAGAGGTGCCGCTCGTCAGTAATCCCTTTTCGGCTACCTGCGTTGCTGAAAGGTTGACACGGACAAGATCCTGTCCAAACTGGTCGGTCGTCTTCCCACCCTGCGGATCGGAGTGCGTAACTCCAGACCCCGATCCCTGCGAAGAAGTGACATTGAGTAAATTCTTGAAGTTCATCTGGTCGGACATCTGATATGCTCCTCTCGTCCACTATTCCATCTGCAATATGCCCAGACCGAATTAACGATCTGAGCCACTCTGCGGCATATGGGTCTATCTCATTATAATATGCTACCATGGTTCCACCATAATTTTGAGCGTCCGCGCATCCACAAGCCTGCGCTTGTATTGCTCTGCGGTCGGATGATCATGAGCCAAATCCTCAAGGTGCTCAACCATGTGATCCACCGCAACCTGAAGCACGTTCTTCTGACCTTCGCTCAAAGTCCATGCTTCCTCATTAATAATATGAATTGTATTCGTCTCACTCATATCGATCCTCCTCTACTGGTCGCCAACATTTATCCTCGCCATTCTGATACTCGCCCTCAAACATCGAACCTTCGTCCTGATAATCAGCAGAAATATCTAAGCCCATCTCGTGAAGCTTATCCCAAATTGGAATGGGTGGTGCCCATGCCGTCCAACAACGGAACGTAAAATACTTCGTAGGCATAGGATAATGATCCATCTCTTGTGGCTCTTCAATAATCTCAGCCGCACAAATGTCCCACTTAGTATTCCAATTGTCATTGCGCCAATCATACCAGTTCGGACGATCCTGCGCCTCACACATCTTGCGCTCTTTCTCGCCCAACGCACCGTGAAACATGGTACTCGGTTCTGGAATTACAGCGTTCAAAAACTTCTGTTCCTTGACCGCCTCGTAAAGACGGTCAATTTCTTTTGGATTACCTGCTAGGTAAACACTCTGATAACAATGATTAGGCATCGAAATGTCCTCTCCAGATATTCATGGCCTCATCAAAAGACACATCATTTAAGATTACCGCATCAGGCCAATGACGCTTCAAACTATCAGACTCGTATCTGATGTCATAATCATAGAGACCCATATTACCTTCCTTATCTTTTCGGTAAACAACCTTATTCTTTTTCAAGGCTCTCTTCACGTCTTTCTTGTACAAGAAATTAGTTACTTGCTCAGAACACCAACGCTCAAAGCTTTGCTCCAATCCTTCAGGGAAATATTTACATGGATCTGTGTTCGGTAATGACTTGAAATATTCATCAACCTTTTTCATGGTCGCACGATAATCACCCTTGAATTTATTGTGTGAGTAATCACGATCACATCCGCCGTGACCATCATTGCCAACCAAAGAAAATGGCTTACCATCTAAATAAACCGATCCCTCATAACAATAAGTCTCATGACTGGCAAACTCACTGTGCTTAATATTTTTCATTTCTAATTTCATATTAGTCTCCTGTTTTTAACTAATGCCAGTTTATACTAAAGACAGCATAACACAAGCAAAAACATAAAAAAATTTGTATACTTTTTACGTCAACATTTTTTACGTCAAAGTTGACGCCGTTGACGTTGACACGGCTTTTCCTGCAAAATCAATAACTTAACCTATTTACGTCAATTACGTCAAAAAAGCGAGTTGACGCGAATAAATAAACAAAATCAATAGGTTAATTTACGTCAACTACGTCACCCCCCTTATAGGGGGGGATATATATAATCCCCCCTGACGTAATTAGATCTCCACAGCCCTTGATATTCATGGCGTTTTTAGTAGAATAAAAAGGGGTCACAAAAATCAATAAATATATCAGGAGCGGTCATGCCAAAGGTAGGAATAAAAGAAGATAAAGTTCACGGTAATAGAAGGCTCAATCCTAAACAGCAAAAATTTCTCAATAATTACCTACATAAAGATATGACACAAACAGCTTCAGCAAGAGAGGCCGGATACTCAAATGCAAATGTTAGAGCCGTACAGCTTCTAAATAATCCAACCGTTAAAGAACGCATGGAAGAAATGCGCCAAGAACTAGAAACTAAATATGGAGTGTCCATAACTAAATCAGTCAGAGATATGCAATTGCTCAGAGATGAAGCATGGCAAGCCGGAAACTTTTCTGCAGCCATCAAAGCAGAAGAACTTAGATTAAAAGTAACCGGATTAATGGTAGCTCGTAGCCATGTAACTCACGAAAATGTCGATAGCCTCACCCGTGACCAAATCGTAGAACAATTACAGGAATTTATGGATCGTGCTAAAAATCGTATGAT